AATCCTGAGCCGCGAATGAGTCGCACGAAGGAGTACATCCCTGACTACGACGAGAGCAGGGCAAGGACAGAGCATTTAAAGGCTGAACTGCTTGAGATTGACCGACAGCAAAAAGAAGGCAAGCTGGTGCCAGCTGAAGAAGTTGAGGCCAAGTGGATCGAGATTGTCACGTTGGCTAGAGGGAAAATGCTGGGCATCCCAAGCAAAGCCAAGCAACGTATTCCTGATTTAGATGCTGCGGCTATGAAGGCGCTGGAAGATATCGTTCGCGAAACGTTGGAAGATCTGTCTGGGGAGGCAGAAGAATGAGCAACATCGATCTGCTGGAGAAAAAAGCATTGCTGGCATTCAAGCCACCAAAGAAGCTGACGCTTAGTGAGTGGGCCGATGAAAATGCGTTCCTAAGCGCAGAGTCGAGTGCAGAGGGTGGCCGGTGGAGGACACTGCCTTATCAGAAGGGGATGATGGATGCGATCACTGATCCTGCTGTTGAGCAGGTGACGGTGATGAAGTCAGCCAGGGTGGGCTACTCAAAGATTTTGAACCATGTGATCGGATATCACATCCACCAGGATCCAGCGCCAATCATGTTGGTGCAGCCGACGATTGAGGACGCACAGGGATATTCAAAGGAAGAGATCGCGCCGATGCTGCGCGACACACCAGTGTTAAAGGGGCTGGTGAGTGAGGCGAAAGCCAAGGATGGCGCGAACACGATTTTGCAGAAGCAGTTCCCAGGCGGGACATTGAGTTTGGTCGGCGCCAACTCGCCGCGTGGCTTTCGGCGTGTGAGCAGGCGGATTGTTCTGTTCGATGAGGTCGACGGCTATCCGCCTTCGGCTGGATCTGAGGGTGACCAGATCAAGTTGGGCATCAGGCGTACTGAGTACTACTGGAACCGCAAGATCGTCTCTGGCTCTACACCGACGGTCAAAGACTTCAGTCGGATCCAGCGGATGTATGAGCAGTCAAATGCCCAAAGATTTTTCGTGCCCTGCCCACACTGTGGTCACATGCAATATCTGCGGTGGGCGCAGATCAAGTGGTTTGACGATGATGCGTCGACTGCTTGTTACGAGTGCGAGAAGTGTAATGAGCACATACCGCACGCTAAAAAGCGTTGGATGGTTGAGCGCGGCGAGTGGCGCGAGACGAAGCCTGGCAATGGCAGGCACGTTGGCTTTCACATTTGGGCGGCGTACAGCTACAGCCCTAATGCTGCGTGGTCGAATCTTGTCGAGGAGTTTTTAGAGGCAAAGCATGATGCGGAGCAGCTCAAGACGTTTGTAAATACGATTTTGGGCGAGGTTTGGGAGGACGAATACGCAAGCAAGGTCAGCGGTGACTCTTTGCTAAAACGTGCTGCCGAGGAGACATACAAGCAAGGGACTCCACCAGCTGAAGTGTTGTTACTTACATGTGGCTGCGACTGCCAAGACGACAGACTTTCGATGTCTGTCTGGGGTTTCGCGAGAGATGAGGAGATGTATTTGGTGGATCGAATTGTTCTTCATGGATCGCCGTCTAGGCCAGAGGTCTGGAAGCAACTAGACGAGGTGCTTCAAAATCCTTACGAGACAGAGGATGGCCGCAAGTTGAACATCGAGGTTTGCTGCATTGACTCTGGTGGCCACCACACTCAAGAGGTGTACGGCTATGCGCGGGAACGTGCAGCAATGGGCGTGATTGCCATTAAAGGCATGAACGTAAAAGGCAAGCCTCCTCTAGGTAAGCCGACCAAGGTTGACATCAATTACAAGGGTCGAGCGATGAAAAATGGGGCTCAACTTTTTGGTGTTGGGGTTGATGGGGTGAAGTCACTGTTGTTTGGGCGTTTGAAACACAATGATCCAGGCCCTGGATACCTTCACTTCTACCCAACAGTTGGTCCTGACTACCTGTCAGAAGTGACAGCCGAACGCCAGGTCCTCAGATATCGAAATGGCTTCCCAGAGCGAGTGTGGATTAAAAAAAGCCAGAGTCCAAACGAGGCGTTGGACGAAATGGTCTATGCATACGCCGCATTGCACCGGCTTTATCAGAAATATGACCGCCGGAGCATTTGGGAGCAGTTTGAGCGCCGTAATGAGCCTAATAAGCCGTCTCAGCTAGGATCAAAGCAACAAAAACGGCCTAAACGCCGTAATTTCGTCCAAAGCTGGTAGTCCCGTGAACATCCCAAGCGAGATCCGGGCTGGTGACACCGTTAAGTGGAGAGACAACTCTTCCAACGATGTTTTCGGCAACGAAATCAAGAGTGACGACTGGACTCTCAAGTACTACTTGAGGACAAATGAACGTCCCAGCGGGCATACATCTACCGGGACTGCCTACTCCACTGGGTGGGAATTCACTATTTCAGCGAGTGATTCAGCTGATTTCGAGCCAGGCACTTGGTATTGGCAAGCGATTGCAGAAAAGGATTCTGAAAAAATTACTCTTGGCTACGGCAATCTGACTGTCGAGGCGGCTCTTGAGTACTCAGGAACGCCTGGTCTTTTCGATGGAAGGTCTCAAGCAAAGAAGGACCTAGAGGCAGTTCAAACCGCAATCAGGACATTGATTGCTGGTGGAGCGGTTCAGGAATACAAGATTGGCAATCGCAACCTAAAGCGTTACGACTTGCCGGACTTGATACAGCTTGAAGGTCGCCTGAAGGCAGAAGTGAAGCGTGAGGATCAAGCTGAGTTGATTGCCAACGGTCTTGGCAATCCGCGCAACATGTTCGTGAGGTTCAACTGATCATGGGTATTCGTTCGAGCGTCATGAACTTCTTGGGATTTGGCAAGGCGCCTGCCCGTGTGTTCCGTCGTGCCTACAACGGTGCGATGGTTTCTCGATTGACATCGGATTGGATGTCGACGCAGGCCAGTGCTGATGCTGAGATCAGAGGCAATTTGCGCAGGTTGCGGGATCGTTCCCGTGAGATGGTGCGGAACAATCCGTATGCGCGGCA